ATAACATAACTCCCTTTGTTTGCATTAGCAAGGAAGTATTGAGCTGCATAACGTAAGCTATCCATATGGTGATTCCATTTATCTATTGGCCTTTCATTTCTACTGTGCCATACATAGTTATTGAGTTCCTTTATAAGTTCTAAGGAATCAGGGTCAACAACCAAATCATAATCCTGAATCAATGCAATACCACTCAGGATACTACCTTGTTTCTTTACAGCAGGTTTTACATTACAATATAATTTAAGTTCTTGAAGTAACCTACCTTCTGAACTATCACAAATAATTATATCTTCTTTGGCATATCTTCTATTAAGTTCACCTATTTCTTTTGTAACCAAACCAACTTTGCAATACATTGTCTTTAGCCACATAATCTTCCTATCCTTATCTATAGCTACCTTCAGTAGAACCGTAGGATCGACTGAAAACCCAAAGTCTTGCCCATACACATAAGATGCATACTCATTGAATGGTCCAATGGTCCAACGAGTGAATACAACACCCTCTGCCTTATCTAACCAACCACCAAGTATCTGGTGATTATATTTATCTGGTCTATTATTACGGATATACTCCACTTGGTCAATAAAGGAATCAGATAGATGTTTTATATTATCTTCATACGTGGTGTGAATATAAGTCACATTATCCTTAGAACCACTCCAACCTCCATTAACAGCCTTAGCAGCAAAGAATCTTTGATATATCCAATGCTCTTTAGTTGTAGGGTTTAGTATGAGTATAACCCTGTTCTGATTACTCTTAGACCTTACAGACTGATCTATCTTGTCAAAAGTATCTTCATCAACTAACTCTTCTGCTTCATCCAACACAAACGTTGTAATACCTTGTAGGGACTTCAGAGCTGCCGTTTGATTACCTGCTGAGGTCTTTATACCTTTGAAGATAATAGAACTCCCTGTGTACGTATTTAGTATCTCATCTTTAGTTATCCTAAAGTATTCAGAGATACCATACAATTCTATCTTCTCTATAAACTCTGGTATAATAGATGTTGAAGCCGAAGACATAGTGTAACGAGTGAACAATATTTTATGACCTTGTTCCAGTGTTAAGAGCGCTAAGAATGCACCTACAGAGAATGACTTACCACTACCTCGACCACCAGTAACTACAAAGTATCTAGCGTCACTGTGAAATAAAGGTTTGTAATTAGGTTCTAGTTGTGGTACTGACATATGTATTGTTTTTTAAGAATAAAGGTTTTGATCTGCCATCTGGCATATATCTATAACCTAGTATAGGGTTGATTCCATAGTTCCAGAAATCATATGGCATTTCATCCTTCATAAAGCATTTCTTTTTTTATGTGTTTAATAGCAAGGTAGGGTGAATGATAAGCACCTAATTTATTTCCAGTCTGGCTCTCGTATAAATACCAATTATCTTTACTAAGTTTAATTATATCAAAAGCACCAAAGCTATAATAGCTACTATTTATTTTAAGAATTTTCATCTGTAATATCAATTATATCTGGGTCATCATTCTCAGTGTCATCATCTTGACTACCTGCGAATAAATTCTTAATATTTATATTCACTTTAGGTTTTCCTTCATTCATATCTTGATCTTCTGGCTTACCATATTTATATTCAAATAATAATTTAAGGTGAGGGAATGAATCCTTAGCTTTCTCTGCTAGAGATTCCCAAGCTGCCTCTTCAGAACCAAACACCTGCTTCATTGCGTTTAAAGCGTAGATATTAACTCTATCCTTCTTAGCCTTATTCATCGCACTAGGAGTAGCCATAACCTTCTTAACTGGCTTATTTACTTTCTCACCTCTCTTCCTACCATTATTCTTTCTACCGTCAGTAGACTTAACGTACTTCCTTTCTTTAGGCTTTCTCCCCATCACTATGTTTGTTATATAAGAAGTTATATACAGACCATATTGCAAATGACCATTCAGATTGGCTATACTCCTTTTCACCAACCCTTTTCTCTCCACCAAACTCCACTACAAGTTTAAACTTAACACCTAGCTTCTGGTTATATTTAAGCTCCTTAAAATCTACAGGTACAGGGTATATCTTGTACCCTCTGCTTAAACACCACTTAGCAGCTTCTGGATTTATAACCGTCTCTGGTATTCTAGGCTTTTTCTTTATGGGCATAACTAAGAGTTTTATTTTCTACATTGAAATCTTCAGCATCCAAAATCTGTGGACGGAATGGAGCTAACTCCCTTTTCATAAAGTTAAACCTAATCAACAATTCATTATATTCTTGAATTAGCTCAAGGTATTTAAATTGATAGAGGTCCTCAAGTGACTTGTTAGATTTAAACCTTTCACTTATATTAACAGTTTTAGTTTTCTTTATTAAATAAACAACCTTATCGCAAAAATATTGATAAAGATTAATTACTCTTTGATCATAAGTCAACCAACCATCAAGTCTATTTATACCATTTATAGCAACAGCGTGATCTTTACCTACGCTTTTACCTATCATATCTAAAGACATATTCGTATAGCTTCTCAATAGCTTGTAGTACATAGCCCTAGCTTCCACGTAATCTGCCTTTCTAATGTTTTTACTAATATCTAATTGATATTCTTTTTCAACTAAATCTTTCACTAATTCTTGTATCATAATTTTTATATTTATTTAAAGGTTATATTTATCATCTAGCTCTAAAGCTATTAGTTTTAATTCAGAATAGGTTTTATAATCTGCCTCATCCATTGCTCTCTTTATTCCTGAACAGGCCTCGTAGTTCTCTAGCTTCTCTTGAAACTTTATCTCTAAACCTAATTCATAAACAGAGACTCCATCAAGCAAACTCATTATTGTTAAGTAATAATACAAACCTTCTTCTTCTTTGAATTTAGAGGACTCCTCTGATTGTGTAGTCATTTATCTTACTTGTTTTATCTACAAAATATTCCTTGTAGGTATTAACACACTGCTTAACTTTGTTGCCACCAAGCTCTCTGGTCTCATCACTAAGTTCAAATATTCCTATATCACCAGTACCTTTTTCTATTACAACAAAAGTGAATTTAGTCACACCGAATAGCTCACAGTAAATCCACCCTTGCATATCATAATGCCAAAGGTATTTAGCAGTCCTCTCCCAACCATCTAACTTAGCTGTTGTCTTGAGATCAATAAGATGACCATCTTTAAGGTAGTCAGCCTTACCCCTGAAAGGTATACCATACAACTCACCTATCGCAGGAGTCTCAGCAGTGCCACCAGTAAACAATTCATTAGCGTAGGTGTTAAACCTAATAGCATTGCAAAGTTCATTAGCCTTGTTGAGTTCACTAGTAAGCATTATTTCCTTACCCTTACTTTTAGCTTCAGCATAAGCTGCCTCAAAAGTCTTAGTCCTCCTACTACCTATATTAACAAAGTCATATTTATCATTCAACTTCTCTTCCTCTAGTACAACAGTATGTATTAGTCTACCCTCCCTTAGAGGAGGTATATCAGAGTTAACTTGTTTAGACTTATTGAAGTAAGACTTTGGTGATTTGTATAAATCTTTAGCTGCTGATGAAGATAATGCATTCTCACCTAAATAGCCATAATAGAAGGAGTCATCATCCATCTTAGTTAAGATTTCATCTACACCCCATTCTTTACCGTCAAATAGTTTTATTGTTTCCATACAGCTAATCTAAACTTTTTTTTAGATATACACAATTATTTCTGTGTTAAATCCTTTTCATTCATATGAGCCTCTAAGATATATCCATCCAAAGGACTAATCACTGATATAGCTTTGTATATCTTCCTACTCATTAATTTAACCTTATTCTTATCTGTAGCTGTTGAGTCTGTACCTAAGTTAGTGTACATATAAGCATCCTCCATAAGTAGCTCATCAACCTTCCTTTTCACTGTCCAAGTCTTGTACCCCTGAATCTTCCGTATTCTTTCTTCTGTTATCATTTTCTTTTTCTAATTGTTCTATTTTATAAAGAGCTACAGCTAATGCTTTCTGCGTTAACTGAATATCTTTCTGCATTTTTATTAACGTACTTTCTTTCATTTATCTTTGCTTTTATCAAAACCGTAAGCCATACCTAGAATAAATCCAGATACCCCAACTCCTATCGAAACTAAAAAACCTGTAATAGTCATAATATTTTATATTATTTTTATTTTTAATGTTTTCTGAAAATATAAATATTTTTATTTTTGCTGCTTTAGCTTCTCTATGTATAGGGTAGCATCCATTAGCTCCTCTTGCAAATGATTTAAGAACTTATAGAATCCATCAGGAGAATCGTGAAGGGTAGTTCCGTATTTCAAGATACCATCCCTACTTCTTGCCCTCATAGTATTTATAACATCTTCTACTATTGGGTCTTTCTTTATATCATTGTGAGAATAAGTTGAATCAGCAGTCCATCTATCCTCGTTCATTTCAAACCATTTTTTTACACTATCACTCATAATTTATTTGTTGAATCTGAAGATGTTTAATATCCTCATATTTGTATTTAATTAAAACATCACTCCTACCCTTTCTAGAGTACAACTTTCTGTAGTCAGTTTTATCTTCAGCACTTTCAGTTATGTTACTACAAAATTTAAGAAGCTCATCCCTTTTAAAGAAACAGAAACTACTTAATTCTACAACATCAAAAACAATGTATTCAGCATCACCTTTTAACCAACCTTTGTTACCCTTCACATTTTGAAGTTCAACCCATATAGTCTCTAGATGTCTATTACCCTTTACATCAACTCCGATACCATTAACATAAAAATCTATATGTTTGTAGATGTCTTCATACTTACTACTTTTCACACAGGAGTTACCTCTGCTAGTCATAAGTTTACTGAATTTATCCTCAGCCTTATTTCCCTCTGATATTGAATAATCCATTCTGGACTTACTGACCATCATAGATACTCTTTGTAAAGTCTCTCTAGCTTCTTAGCTCTACTTTTAACACAGCTCCCACATCCACTAGGTTTATCTGCTGTATTAAACACTCTATTGTACACACTGTACAATTCCTTCACTTCGGAAGAATTAACACTTTTTCGTTCCCAGTTCTTGTCAGAAAACATTTCTGTCAATAAATCAAATTCATACTCAGTGAAACAGTTGGGCTTGTTGTAAGGAAAAAGATAATTCAATTGGCTCTTCCTTTCATCACAGCCACAGTCCTCACCTGCAAGGAATTTAACAGCTTTCTTAATTCCAGTAGCTTCAGTTATCTTCTCTACTGTATCGCCTACACCGTCTGAAGATTGCTCATATCTGGCAACCCATTCTTTATAACGCTTAGTTCTCTTATCTTTTGGTTTTGGTGGTATTTGTTCTTCGTTACTCATATCTTATTATTTAAAAAATACATATACATATTAACTATCTCTTTAGAGGACTTGCCACTAACATCTTCATACATTACATTGTACCAATCTATGAAATCTAATAATTCATCTTCCATTATCACTTATCTATTAAATCAAAGTCACCATTCAAATAGTCCTCAAAATCTTCCCCAAATTTACTCTGAAGGATTTCTTTATAATTCTTACAACTATTAAAAATAGACGTAACCGATATCTTAGTTTCTTTAGCTAATTTACGCATACTCATATCGGTCTTGTAGTATAGCTTAAATAGCTTTTTATCGTACCAGTGATCCCAAGACTCAACCTCTTGATTAATCTTCCTTAGAATGTACTCTTCAGCCCTATCTCTCTCATAATTAACCTCCTCATATACAATACTATCTGAGCTGTCAAATATGTAATCAGTAGTATAATTATCTATACTATAGACCACGTATTTAGATTTAGCTTTAGAGTAATCACTCCATAGATTCTTTATAGTGACATAAACGTAAAATTTGTTTATCTCGGTTTTATTATACATTATCTTCTCAGGATTGTCAATATATTTGTTTAGCCTAAGATAAGTTTCGTGGACAAAATCTTCCACTATATCTTCAGGTATGCCAATAGACAAACCCATAGCTACCCAAACATTATGATTTTTACTGAGTATCTCTAACATTTAATGGTATGTGTATAAAAAATATTCCTAAACTAATCCTAAGCAAATCGAAGATAATATCACCATTTTCAAAGTCTGAATGGTGAATGTCTTCTAAGTAATCTATTCCTAAAAGGAATCCTTTAATAAATTCTATTTGTATATTCATATTACGTATTTTAATTTCTTTATGACTACCATAAATATGTACACCCAAAGCGTACTAGTTAACATAAATCCTGTAAGCAAAAGACCGTAAGTAAATGTCTTTCTTATTAATTCTCTCATTTCTTAGATTCTTGGTTTTCTAATATTAGTTCCACAACTCTATCACATTCCTTTTGATTTTGTGGTTTGTAAAGAGTGTGTTCAGGAAACTGATCTGCAATTAATCTCTTGAACAGCTTCCATCTCATAGGGAATGATTCATTAGCCCTACCTTTTGTCTCAATTATAAAATCCTTACCAATAAAGTCTGGTGTGTACTTAATGGGTAATATTCTCTTAGAACCTCTATTCTTAAACTCACCTTTACTGTTGGCTTGTCTTTCATAGCATTCATTAGGAAAATCAAACCTATCTATTAGGACGAATGTCTCACCCTCATATTCAGCTTTGATTTTATTCTTCTTTAATACCATATACATATATCGTTCTAATCCAGAAGCGAAGTTAATACCATCATAGGTTATCTTCTTTGCTTGTACTGGTCCTCTTTTCTTAGACCTTTTTCTTCTCATTAATCATTATGTTCTTCGTTTCTCCATAATAGGGTAACAATTATCACTATCAAGGTAATCAAAAAACTTATATAAGCAATCATATTTTAAGATATTTATTCTTATCAATTTCCTCTGGAATAGACTCCAGTATATTAGGTAAACCATTTGAATCTACTTCAAAGGCAAACTTCTCAAACGAGAAACCCCTACTTCGCATACATTTTACAACCGCTATGTTTTTATCTTCAGACAGTTCTAATGATATTTGAGTTTCTGCTTTCTTCTCTAAGAATGATCCTAAGTGTCCTGTAGGCTTCTCTGAGTTCCAATTCGAGTGAATTGCTGTTATTATATGGATATTCAGTTCTTGAGTCCATTTCATTAAA